TGCAATTCAAGAAAGAGTGATTCATTTAAAGATTACAGAATATGAACGGCTACGAGTTATCACGAAAATGGTTTGACTGGTGCTTCGAGAATCCTGAGAAGATAAAACCAAACCACACGGCTCTATATTTCTTTGCAATTGAGCATTGCAACCGATTAGGATGGAAACAAAAGTTTGGAATGCCGACAACGATGGCGATGGAAGCTATCGGAATCAAGTCTTATAACACATACATTAACACTTTAAACGACCTTGTGGAATGGGGTTTTATTTCAATGGTTCAAAGGTCAAAGAATCAATACTCTGCTAACATAGTTGCCCTATCAAATTTTGACAAAGCACTTGATAAAGCACTTGATAAAGCATTGATAAAGCACGGGACAAAGCAAAGTGAAAGCATTGATAGTATAGATAAACAAGAAACAAGTAAACCAATAAACAAGGAACAAGCACCACCACCGTTAGAAGAAGTTATTTTGTACTTTGACGAAAACGGATACACTAAGGACTCAGCTACAAAAATGTTTGAATACTACGAAGAAAGTAGAAAGCCACGCGGCAGAGTTTGGAAGGACGGGAGGGGCAACACCGTTAAGAACTGGAAGCAAAAGGCTCGGAGCGTTTGGTTTAAACCCGATAACTTGAAGAGCAACCAAGAATTTGATTTTAAGAACTTTGACAACGTAACTTACCCATGATACAAGACTATTTAAACCACCTGAACAACGGCTCAACAGTTTATAAACTAAAGCCATACGGTGAAGAGAAATTTAATGGTGCAAGGTTAGCGTTTATTGAGTGCTGCAAGTCTATCGTTCCGAACTGGAAGGACGTAAGCCCAGCAACTACTGACCAGCTTGTAAGGTATTGCGTACAATCCGACAAGTTTAAAGGTGACCTTTCTAAAGGCATTATTTTGATGGGCAACACGGGAGTCGGAAAGACGGTTTACTTAAAAGCACTTAGCTTAATGATGGGCTACACTAATAAGTTTAAGTTTAACATCTTTACGGGCTTCGAGATGGAACGACTTTACCAACTGGACTCGAACCACTCGGACGTTTATCCATTAGAATCTGCACTTCAAAGCAAGATGTTCGGGATAGACGACTTAGGAGAAGAGCATTCTTCCATAAAAAGATACGGTACTGAAATAAACGTAGGCATTGATACACTTACCCAACGTCACCAGCTTTACACAAACAAGGGCTACTTAACTTTTGCAACGAGTAACTTAAACGCTGAGATGATGGCTAAGAAATACGGCAAGAGAATTGAGTCTAGAATGCACGAAATGTTTAATATTATTGGGGTAACTGGTAACGACCTACGGAAATGAACCGAAGCACAATAAATTTACATTTAGGCGATAGTTTGGAAGCAATGAAGTTGATAAAAGACAACGCTTACGACTTGGCTATTGTAGACCCTCCTTATGGGATAGGTGAAGGATTGAAAAGTAGAGGAATGGGAACATCTGCTATGTCTGGGAATTACACAATAAAAGAATGGGATAAAGAAACCCCAACTGCAGACTATTTCAAAGAACTCTTTAGGGTCTCAAAAAACCAAATTATATGGGGAGCTAACTATATGACTGAACACATACCACCAAGTATGGGGTGGGTGTTCTGGGATAAAGATGCTAGTGGTGATTTTTCAGATGGTGAATTAGCTTTTAGTTCTTTTGATAGAGCTTTAAGGAAAATAAAAGTTACTTGGATGGGAATGAGGCAGTACGATATGAAGAACAAAGAAGTTAGAATACACCCCACCCAAAAACCCGTTAAACTCTACGAATGGCTACTAACCAACTACGCCAAAGAAGGGGACAAGATACTCGACACGCACGGAGGTTCGATGTCAATCGCTTTGGCGTGTCACAACCTGAAGTTCGACCTTGACCTTTGGGAACTTGACGAAGATTACCACGCGGCTGGAGTAAAAAGATTTGAGCAACACAAGAAACAACTTCAACTATTCTAAAATGAAAACATACGAAATACTAACCGCTACATTCAGCAAACTAATCAAAGCAATAGACAAGGACTCTGCGAAGATTGCCTTTGAGCAGATGTTTAAGGATGCTGAGATAATTCAGATTAAAGAATACGAATTTATGGGGCAGCGTGACGATTAAATAAAAAATACTATCTTGGTCGCGTGAGAGACAAAGCGGTAATTGATTTAATCGGAGACGAAGAACTCAGGGAACTGGCTCAAAAGATTTGCTCAGTCCCGGACGACCTTATCCAAGAAGTCGCACTTGTTCTAATGGAACTGTCCGAAGAGAAGTGGCAACAAATAAACGAGGGCGGCTATCTTCGTTACTACGTTGTAAGAACTATGCTTAATATGGCGACATCTCCGCGCTCCAGCTTCTCAAAACTTTACAACCTACACAATTACGAGCAGATAGATTACGACCGTGAAGATTACGACGAAGAAAAAGAATCGGATATTCAAATGCTTGAAATGCTTATGGAAGAATTATACTGGTACGACCGTAAAATATTGGAGATGTGGCTTGAAGAAGGTTCTTACAGAAAGGTTTCTGCGAAGGTCGGCATACCTTTTAAGTCGATAGGTAACTCAGTTAAACGAGCATTAGAAACACTAAAGCAGAACTATTATGGAATACATTTGGAACGCCTTGTCCGGGGCAACATTGGCTTACATTTGGATAGAGGTTATTGGGCTGGACATTCTAATCAAGAAGTGGGTGAACATCCACGAACTCACTCGGATTAAACCGTTTGACTGTCGGCTTTGTTTGTCGTTTTGGTTTGGTGCTATGTTTGGAGCAACTGACCCGTTGACGGCTTTGCAGACTGGACTTATTGCGGTGCTAGTTGAGCGTTTAATGTGGAGGTTTGAGATATGAGCAGCAAGATTGTAAAGCTAAACGGTCATAAACTAAAGGCTCAAAGAGTTGTGAGTAAGATTGAATCAATAGTGCGGTCTATTGAACGGCTTGAAAAAATAAAGAGATGCTGATAACATTGATACTTTTAATAGTAATTGCTTACCCGGTGATTCGGTACGTTAAAGAAAAAAAAGAAACTAATAAATAAAAAAGATGGAAAAAGAAAAAGAAGAATTGTTAACTGCAAAATTATTGATAGCCTTTGTGTTAGCTGATATTGAAGTTTTTTTATTGCAAAATGAAGAGCAGACAGATTACAGTAATAAACGCAATTTCACAAGGGAAGAAATTATTAACCAGTTGGAAAGTACGGGAAGCAAACTAATTCGAACATTTATCGAAATGGGCTTACGACTTGACAAGCCTTTAGAATTTGACCAAGATAAGTTACTTATGTACAAGTTGGCTATGAAGGCAGACAAAACATTAAACTAATGCACAAAAAAGACGTTTTGCTATTTATTAAAGAGAGGATAGAAGCACTCAGTAAAATGAAGGCTTCACAATTCGCTGGAAGAATAACACGGGAAGAACAAGCATTGTACCAAGAGGCGTGGTCTTACATCGACCCGAAGGCGAAGGTTTGCTTTAGTTGTGGTCGGAGTCCGCAGATTATGAGCGTGGCACTTCTGAACTATTACGAAGCTAATAAACCAAAGCGAAGGAAGAAGAAATGAAACAGAACGAGCAGCACGAGAACTACGGGCTTTACATTACCCAAAACACTTACACGATGGACTTCTATTGCTTCAGTCGAGACGTGGCAAATGCCTACTGGAGCGGAGAACCTTGTAAGAAATCATCGGGCAAGACATCACAAGAAGCACTTTCAAACTACAAGAATGGATTATATAGCAATAAGTAAAGTTAGACCAAACTCGGACAATCCGAGATACATCAAAGAAGAGAAGTTCAAGAAGCTAGTTCAAAGCCTAAAGGACTTCCCGGAGATGGCTGGAGTTCGACCGATTGTTGTTAATCAAGAGATGATTGTATTGGGTGGCAATATGCGACTCAAGGCAATGCAAGAAGCTGGATGGGCTGAAGTACCCGTTAAGATTGTGGACTGGTCAGAAGAGAAGCAACGGGAGTTTATCATTAAGGATAACGTAGGCTTTGGAGATTGGGACTGGGACGAACTTGCAAATACTTGGGATGCTGAAGAACTGAACGAGTGGGGGCTTGATACTTGGCAACCCGAAGAGGAGACAGAAGAAGAGTTGAAAGCAACCAAAGAAAAAGAGACTTGTCCATATTGCGGAAAGTAACTTAAACAGTGAACTAACAGAGAAGCAATGGCAAACGAAAGAAACCTTAAACCATTCAAGAAAGGCGAAAGCGGAAACCTTGAGGGCAGACCAAAAGGAGCGAGAAGTCGCTCAACTATTGTGCGCGAATGGTTGGAATGTTCCGAGAGCGTGACAAATCCGATAACGGGCAAAAAAGAAAAGCTGATGCAGTCCGACATCATTACACTTGCATTGATTAAGAAGGCTAGAAAAGGCGATGTTCAAGCGTTTAAAGAGTTGATGGATAGTGGATTCGGCAGAACGGTTCAAGAGATTGAGCAGACTATCAACGGTGGCAAGCCTGACAAGGTGGAAATCGTCATACATCGACCTGACAAAACCAAGTGAATTGTCAACCAATAAACTGACGTGAAAATTGAGGGAACTGGAGTATTTGAAGACCTATGGAAAGCCATTAATGATAAATCCATTCGGGGAATTGTGCTGGAGGGTGGAAGCCGCTCCAGTAAAACGTGGTCAATCTGCCAAGCACTCCTCTTACTTGGTACGCAAACACCGCAGAGATTCGCGATTGCAAGGTGGAGAAGGACGTGGATTAAGCCGACAGTCCTTGACACGTTTAAGAAGGTCTTTAAGAGTGTTGAAAGCTGGAACGAGGACTCGTTTAACAAGAGCGAACTAACATACCAGCATTACGGTTCTTCGTTTGAGTTCTACGGGCTTGACGACTCGCAGAAGCTACATGGTATTGAAACCGATTTCTTTTGGCTTAACGAAGCTATTGAGACAAGCAAGGACGACTTCGACCAATTAGAGCAGAGATGCAAGGGTAAGTGGATATTGGACTACAACCCGTCAACCGACGAGCATTGGATATACGACAACGTACTCAAACGAGACGATGTGGTTTTGATTCATTCCACGATGCTCGACAATACCTTTCTCGACCAGCATATAAGAGACAAGATAAACAGTTACCAGCCAACGCCTGAGAATATAGCAAGAGGAACGGCAGACGAATACAAGTACAAGGTCTATGGACTCGGAGAACGCTCAAGAAGAGAAGGCGCCATCTACGAGAACTGGACTGAGACTAAAGACTTTCCTTCCGGGTACAAGTGGAAGGCTTACGGCTTAGACTTTGGATTCACGAATGACCCAACCGCATTGATTGAGGTGCTATTTCAAGAGGGCAAACTTTGGGTAAGGGAACTAATTTACGAGACGGGGTTAACGAACGCAGACATAACTCACAAATGCGGACTGCAAAGAAGCGATGAGATTATAGCGGATAGCGCAGAACCAAAGAGCATTGAGGAGATTAGACGGGCTGGTTTTAGAATTAGACCAGTTGCCAAAGGTGCGGATTCGATACGCTCAGGCATCGACAAGCTAAAGTCGGTGCAGATAATGGTACACCAAGACTCGGTTAATGTTATCCGGGAACTAAGAAACTACGCTTGGAAACGAGATTACAAAACCAACCAAGTAACCAACCAAGCGGAGGACGACAACAACCACGCACTAGATGCCTTGCGCTACGTGGCTATGGAGAAGCTGAAGGCTAACGCTGGGAAGTACACTTTGCGTTAAGACACAAAATAAGAAATTCGCTATTTATTAATAGATGCTTGAAAGACTGAATAAGATATGGCGAATGCAAGAGGCTTACACGGACTATCCGAAAGCCGCAAGCGATAACGCTAAAGCCGCGATAAGATGGGCGGAGAAGAACGGGTGGAAAAGTTGTGGAACTGCCGTAGGAAAGGCAAGAGCCAACCAACTCGCAAAGCGTGAACCGATTAGTTTAGAAACCATTGAGAGAATGGCGGCATTTATCCGACACAAAAGGAACTCCAAAAGGAAACTTGGCGAAGGATGCGGAAGACTTATGTGGTTAGCTTGGGGCGGTGATGCTGGAGTAGAATGGGCAATAAGAAAAGTTAAGCAAATTAAGAATGAAGATTGAACTACCAAACAGTTGGGAGGGCGTAACGATTGAGCAGTTCCAAGCCTTGCAGAAGATACTCGCGGAAAAAGGAGACGAGTACGCAACGAACGTGGCTATTATTAGCATAATGTCAGGCGTACCAGTTGATGAGATTGAAACATACTCTCTAAAGACTTACGCTAAGTGCATGAGGACACTCTCCTTTCTATCTGAGCAACTGCTAGGACAAGTACAGAAGGTCGTGGAATTTGGAGGGCTTAGATACGATGTTATCACAGACGTTTATAAGTTGAACGGAGGGCAGTATATTACCTTGATGCACTTGATGAAAGACCCCGACAAGGTTATCGACCAGCTTAACGAGATAATGGCGGTATTCTTAGTGCCGAAGAAGAAGACTTGGTGGGGTTGGAAGAAACAACCTTACAACTCTGACAAACACAAGGAGGTAGCGGAGGCAATGCTTCAAGCACCTATGACAATTGTACAACCTTTGTCCGCTTTTTTTTTGAGCAGTTATCTAATGTCCGCAAAACATATACTGGAATCTTCGGTGCGGAAAGCGGAGAAGATAAAGAAACAAGCGGAGCGAAAGTTGAGACGTTTGAAACAAAATACGGCTGGCTAAACGTGGTTAACAATCTATCAAATAACGATGCGACAAAGTGGGGTTACTTCTTTGCTCTTCCACTTCGGGAGTTCTTGAACCTTATCTCGTTTCAGAAAGCAAAACAATCTCACGAGTACCATCAACAAAAACAGAATGGCATTCGATAAGTTAATAGATGCTCTTAACAAAATGCGAGAGCAATACGTCCAAGAACTGACGGACTCGCTAACTGAGAAGAACCTTATTTCTTCAGGTAAGTTAGG